TACAGATGCGTTGATAAGGCTTAAAGGTCAAGGGAAATCAGGCAAGAAAGGCCTGAGGCATGTCCATTTGATCAGGTTGCGCCGCGGCGCGACCGTCAACAAGATCCTAGTCGAGGAAATTGGCGATGACCGAAGCTCAGAGTACGTCCGTGATGCCGTCAGGAAAATTCTGTATCCCGGATTTTTCCGGCGACACACGCGAACACGCAGCAACGTGAGCATCGGCGGGGCGGTTGACATCCTTGGCAAATACTGGTCGAGGTTGCTTGGCGCCAGGAGCACCAACCCAGTGGCTTTGTCAGAGAGGTGGAACGAGGTGAAATGGAACTTGCCATTGATAGCGGGCCAGGAAAACGAATCCAGGTTGAACCCTGACTTGAAATTCAAACAAACAAAAACCATAAGGGACACACCGCACCTCGTGGATATCGATCCGGTCACATCTAGAGGGATTGTGGCGTGTTGTTTGCCCAGCGGAGCTGGGAAAACAACGATGTGTGAGGGTGAGCCAGACGCATACCAGGACGTTGACGACCTACTCAACCACGCCGATTTTGCAGAGATCGAGGATTTGCGCGCGTCGGAAGGAATGTTCCTTCTCACACGCAGATACCGCTCACGCATACAAGAGTGGATACTTGAAAGGCCCCACAAGCGCATATTGTTATGCCACCATCCAGACCAGGTCAAAGGTTTAATCAACCGCATCCTCGTGGTGTTGCCCGAATGGGAATTGGAGAAACCATGGAGCGCTAGGAATGTCGAAGATCTGGAAAAAACGAAAGAAGAGCGCGTACGACCCAACAACCATCAGCAAATGAAAACCATGATTGATCATTGGGCGGAGACGAATTTGCGATTAAGCTTGCGCATGACGACGTATGACTCATCGGAGCCGAATTCAACGGCAATTGACTGGTACATAAACCGCGACCAAAGCGATTACAATGAGATCAAACTGCCATCCAACGGCAGTATAAAATCAAGACTGCCGGTTTTCGACATGGCAAAACAAAACGTGACCGTGGTCGGCAATGCACCACCTATAACTAGACCGGTCATACACAAGTATCTAAACCAACTCTACAACTCGATAACAACGAGAATTCATGGAGAAGTTTCATACCGGAAAACTGTGATAGACCCGGTGGAGAATTTTAACAAGGTTGCCAACGCCTTCTTCATCAACGGGTGGGAAGAACTCGTGGAAGAGTTCATCGAAAATCCAGTCTTGCCGAACCAAGCTTTGACGGAAGAGTGGCTCAGCATGAAAGGCGACCCAGAGCCGGTCATTAAGGACATCAAGTTCAATGTGTTGGACGACTTCAACCGAATGCCGTACAACCGCTGCAAACTTCATCTCAAATCTGAAACGTTGCTAAAGGAACAAGTAGATAAATTTGAAGATCAAATTGGTCGAGTGATTGTTTGGCACCCGAAGCCATTCTGTGCCGTTCTTTGCCCAGTGATCAACCTGATGAAAGAACGATTTAAAGTTCTACTTAACAAAGATAAAATTGTTTACACCGATGGGTGCGACATGAATGAAATACAATTTCATGTTCAAGATCTAGTCCCTGACAAGGTGATTGAAATGGACTTAAAAAAACAAGATCGCCAAACCGACATGCACGAGCTTGAGAACGAGTTCATACTAATGACGGCGTTAGGGTTTCCGAGCTACTTAATGCCGCTGTGGCGTCAATACAACGAAAGCTGGAGATACAAGGCCAGCGACGGCACGACGAGCCAACAGACAGGGAAGAGGAAAACAGGGGACGAAATGACGTCGCTCGGGAACACGTTTAAGAACATGAGCGGCTTGGTTGAGCCTTTCAACAAGTACAAAACCGAACGCATACTTATATTAAGCGACGACATGATTGCCTTCGGACCCAAAGAATGGGACGAGGACTGGGTTGGGCAACACTTGAAAGACAAATTCAATGTCGCATGCGAATGGGCTGGCGGGACATCAGGGAAATTTTGTCAACTGGTGATCAGCCCTGTGGAAAGATTTGGATTTGTCGTTGCTGCCGACGTCAAGCGCTTGGCAGACAAGTTCAGAATCATTAAATCGAAAATTGATAGGGACGACGATAATTGGGACGCTCGGTGTTACTCATACTTAAGTTTGATAGGACCCCAAGATGCAACCAACATCACCGCGAGCCGCATGAACTTGCCCAGACCCATCCAGTGGTCCAGAGCATGGTATCTAAGATGCGCCGCAAATGCTAATTATCACGGCACAACCACCGAAGAAATTGAATGCGATGTTAACTCTATGTGCCATAACATGGAAAACAGTGAACTGAAAACCTACACGTTCAACGTTCTGGGCGAGCACAAACTGAAACGCAAGTGAGTTGTAAGTGTTGGG